TTATTTTGTTTTATTTATGGATAAACGTGGAAGAATTTATACGATTGGAAACTATTTAAGTTATCAATCAGATCAAAAAATTAGAAGCATCATAGTTTTTAAAAATGGTGAGAAGTTGGGAGATAGAGGTCGTTACTGGTTGTTTGTTCACGCTTCCAATACTTTTGGTAATGATAAAATATCATTTGATGAACGGGTTAAGTTTACAGAAGACAATTTCGAGCTTATGCTATCTTACGCTGACAATCCTTTTGAAAACAGAGGTTGGAATAAAGCAGATAAACCTATGGAATTTTTACAAGCTTGTTTTCATTTAAAAGAATACAAAAAGTACGGGTTAGATTACGTTTGTAACCTGCCAATCTCGATGGACGCTACTTGTAGTGGATTACAAATACTTAGTATATTAATTAGAGATTACGAAACAGCTTGGAAGGTGAATGTTACCCCGTCCGATACCCCGCAAGACATCTACACTATTGTTGCAGAATCAGTTTTAAAAGAAGTAAAAGAGTTAGCTGGTCAGGGGTCATACGAAGCTAACAGGTGGCTGCAATTTGGCATCACAAGAAACTTACTTAAACGAAACATAATGACGTATGTGTACGGGTTAAAAAAATTTGGTGCAAGAGAACAGGTGTTTGATGAATACAAAAGACAATTAGAATTAGGCAAACCTAAAGTATTAAAAGATGATGGTTTTCAAGACTGTAAATGGTTAGCAAATATAAATTGGAATCACATACAAAAACAAGTTCCTAAAGCATCAGAACTTATGATTTGGTTTCAAGATGTAGCAAAATTATTTTCACAAGCTAATTTACCTATGAGTTGGGTAACCCCTATGGGTTTTAAAGTTATTCAAGACTACAGATATTTACAAAAGTTTAGAGTTAAAACCGCAATATCTGGATCTTTAGTCTATACAACTTTAAGGAGACAATTACATAAATTTGATACAAGAAAAATGCAAAGTAGTATATCACCAAATATTACACATAGTCTAGACGGTGCTTTAGCACAAGCAGTTGCTTTACGTTGTAAACACAGTTCAGATCCCATACCCAATTTGTTAATGGTTCACGATAGTTTTGCAACAACCGCTAATAAAATAGATTTATTACATAAATTCATTAGACAATCTGTAGTTGATTTATTTGAGGAAGATTACTTAATGATTTTGTACAAAGATTTTTATAAACAATTACCAAATAAACAAAAACTTTTGTTAAAATTACCACCAGAAAAAGGTGACCTTGACATTAAAAAAGTGTTGGAAAGTAAGTATTTTTTTATGTAATTTATAAAAGAGAACGACATTTGGTGTACTCTTGGAAGTACAAGTTAAATCTTGGAAACTATAACTCAACAAAAAAAAACATATGGAAAAAGTAAAGTTAACAACCTATACGTCACCAACAGGTACGGCATTTTACCCGTATTTGTTTACGCCAGATACTAAATTTGACGCAAACGGTGTCTATAATATAAAACTAAAGTTAAAAGATAAAGAAGCAAAACCTATTATTGATTTAATTAATAAGGAAATAACTTCTGAATTATCTAAAAATAAATCTACAAAGAAATCTGAATACTTACCTTACAAAAAAGTAGACGGTGGTATTGAGTTTCATTTTAAACAAAAAGCAAAAGGTAAAACTAAATCTGGTGTTGAATACCAAAAAACAGTTAAAGTATTTGACGCTAAAGGTAAGGCAATAACTACGCCTTTAATTGTTTATTCTGGTAGTATAGTTAAAGTTGCATATCAAATTAGACCTTATTTTACAAATATCTTAGGTTGTGGTGCTACTTTAGTTTTACAAGCAGTACAAATAATAACTCTGGCTGAAACTAATCAAGCTAAAGATAATTTTGGTTTTACTGAGCAAGATGGTTTTGAGTATGAGGAAACTGACAAAAGTAATAAAATGATTGTGCAAAAAAATGGTTCGGTTTCCGAAGAAAAATTCGACTTCTAATTATAGAAGTGGTTTAGAAAATACTGTTATAGAAGATTTAAAAAAACGTAAGATAAATTTTCAATACGAAAAAAAAATAGTATTATATACTAAACCAATTACTCATCATAAATACAAACCAGATATTATTTTGGATAATGGGATTTTGATAGAAATAAAAGGTTATTTTACTTCTGCTGACAGGAAGAAACATCTTTTAGTGAAAGAGCAAAATCCCAACTTAGATATTAGGTTTATATTTGGTAATTCGAAAAACAAAATACATAAAAAATCTAACACAACTTACGCTGATTGGTGTAATAAAAACAAAATAAAATATGCTGATAAATTTGTACCAGCAGATTGGATAAACATTAAACAATAAGGAATTATTATGGGAGAACCAAAAGTTCAAAGTGAATTTGTAAAACATATACCTTGTACAAATCCTTTATGTATGTCTAGTGACGCTAATTCTTTATATGATGATGGTCATACTTTTTGTTTTAGTTGCAATACTTATGTAGGTAGTTCTGGAGTTATTGAAATTAATAAAGAAGAACATAAAACTAAAACTGATTTAGTTTACGGAAACTTTGTTCCTTTAACTAAAAGAAATATAACTTTAGAAAGTTGTCAAAAGTGGAATTACCAAGTTGGTAAAGTTAATAATGAGGTAGTCCAAATTGCAAATTACTATAACAATGAAAGACAAATTGTTTTTCAAAAATTAAGATTTCAAAACAAAGTTTTTAAAACAACTGGAAATATAAATAATGCTTTACTTTACGGTCAGCAACTTTGGAGACAAGGTGGTAAAAAAGTTTGTATATGTGAGGGTGAGATTGATTCAATATCTTTATCGCAATTATTTAACCACAAATACCCAGTTGTGGGAATACCTAATGGTGTTAATGGTGCAGCTAAGGCATTAAAAAAACAACTTGAATGGTTAGAAAGTTTTGAACAAATAATTTTGTTCTTTGACCAAGATTCTTACGGTCGAGATGCTGCAAGAGAATGTGCAGAATTATTTACAGTCGGTAAATGTAAGATAGCTGAGTTTCAACTAAAAGATGTCAATGATATGTTAGTTGCTGACAAGGGAGAAGAAATCATAAAAGCTATGTGGGAAGCCAAAGAATACCGACCAGATGGTATTGTTTTTGGTACTGATCTTTGGGATTTAATTAAACAACCTGTACCAACAGCTGTAGCAGATTACCCGTTTGTCGGGTTAAACAAAAAATTATACGGGTTAAGACGCAGAGAGATAGTTACCGTCTGTGCTGGTACTGGTGTAGGTAAAACATTATTTACAAAAGAACTTATGTATTCTTTAATAAAACAAAATCATAAAGTTGGTATTATACCACTAGAAGAAAGTTTACAAAAAACTTGTCATAGTATTTTAGGAATTAGTTTAAATAAAAAAGTACATATATCTGGAATTATTGGTGTAGAAGATCATCAATTAGAAAAAGCTTACAAAGAAACTATAGGTAGTGGAAAAGTTTTTTTATATAATAACTTTGGTAGTACAGAACAAGAAAATGTATTTAACAGAATTAAATTTTTTGCAAAAGGTTTAGACTGTTCTTTTGTAATATTAGATCACGTATCTATATTAATATCTGGTCTTAATATTGTAGATGAAAGAAAAGCTTTAGATATTTTATTTACTAAACTTAGAACTTTAACTGAAGAATTAAATATAGGTTTAGTTTGTGTTGCTCATTTAAAAAGATTAGACGGCAACCAAGATCATACCGACGGAATTGCTGTATCATTATCTCACATTAGAGGTAGTTCAAGTATTGCTCAACTTTCTGACGCAGTAATTTCTTTAGAAAGAAACTCTAACAAAAATGAAAACAAAACATTAATACGTGTATTAAAAAATAGATTTGCTGGAGAAACTGGTATAGCATCTGTTATTAATTACGACACAACAACTGGAAGATTATACGAAGAAAATGAACAAAACTTTATTTTTTGATATAGAAACAAACGGAATTAACCCATCACTAATACATTGTTTAGTTATTATTGATGAAAATGACAAAGAATTTATTTTTACAGGAAAGGATATTCTAAAAGGAACAGAACTTCTCGCTAACAATCTCATTGTGGGTCATAACTGTATTGGGTACGACCTCCCAGTTCTCAATAGGTTATTAAACTATTCTCATAAAAAAGAATTAGTCCACGATACGCTTTGTCTTAGTCGCCTTATCTACCCAGACATTACAAATAGCGTTGATATGGTGTTGTTGGCGGGAAGCAAAATTTCTACAAACGTTGTCGGCAAACATAGTTTAGCTAGTTGGGGTGAAAGAATACAATACAAGAAATTAGAATATAAAAAAAACGATCCTAAAGCTTTTGAAGTATTTGATGAAGAAATGTTAAAGTATTGTGTAAGAGATGTTAAGATTACTAAAAAAATATATGAAATGTTTATGTCAAAAAATTTTAGTAAGGAAAGTATAGACTTAGAACACAACATAGCTTTTATAACAAAGGAACAAGAACTTCGTGGTTTTTATTTTGACGAAAAGAAAGCACAATATTTACAAGCTAAATTATTGTCAAAGTATAATGAATTAAAATTAAAATTAGAAAAAACTTTTATAGATTGGGAAGAAGATTTAGGAGAGTTTATTCCAAAAGTTAATAGTAAAAAATTTGGTTACGTAAAAGGAGTACCAATTAAAAAAACTAAAATAGTAAAATTTAATCCGTCATCAAGACAACACATAGCTAATAGATTAATAAAATTACATAATTGGAAACCTACAGAATTTACTAAAACTCAAGTACCAATTATTAATGAAGAAGTTTTATCAAACTTACCTTATCCAGAAGCTAAATTATTAAATGAATATTTACTTATTGAAAAAAGATTAGGTATGTTGTCAGAAGGTGACAACGGTTATTTAAAAGTAGTTAAGAAAAATAAATTACATACTTCTTATATTACAAATGTTGTTACTGGTCGTATGAGTTCGAGACAACCAAATTTACAAAACGTCCCAAACATTCATAGTCTATATGGTAAAGAATTTAGAGAATTATTTATACCAAAACCTAACTATGTGTTGGTTGGTGTAGACGCTAAATCTTTAGAAGCAGTATGTTTTGCACATTACATCTATAATTATGAAGGTGGTAAAAAATATGCAGATCTAATTGTTAACGGAGATTTTCATACATACAATATGAAAGCCGCTGGTTTACAATCCAGAGAGTTGAGTAAAACAATGTTTTATGCTTTACTTTATGGAAGTTCTTTTAAAAGATTATCTGAAATATTAAATTGTTCTATATCTGACGCTAAAAATATACTGGATAGATTTTATAGACAATTACCTTTTTTAAAACAAATTAAAATTGATATAATAGAAAAAATAGAAGCATACACAGTTTTAAAAGCAATAGATAAAAGGATTTTAACTGTACGAAGTAATCACGCAGCTTTAAATACTTTAATACAATCTTGTGGTGCAATTATAATGAAAAAAGCTTTATCAATATTATGGGAAAATTTAATAAATAAAGATGCTTGGGTCGTGGCAACTATTCACGACGAATTTCAAATAGAAGCTAAAAAAGAAAATGCAGAATTTGTAGGTCAGTTAGCGGTAGATAGTATAAAAAAAGCGGGAGAACATTTTAAACTTAGAGTGCCTGTTAGTGCTAGTTTTCGTGTAGGAAACAACTGGTCAGAAACTCATTAATAAAAGGAAATATAATGCAAGTAATACTAGTCCTGACGGACGTTGGGGAAGAAAGAATTTCTTATTCTCTATTTGAAGCCAAAAGTGAAGGAGAGACTGCTTATCAAGTATCTGTAAGTCCTTCTGTTTCTATAGGTGCAATTCTAGGTTCTTTTTTAAAGACAATAGAAAGTTACACTTATGATTTTGCTAACATAGCAATATCAGAAGAAGTAAAAGCTAAATACCCCGAATCTGATTGGAGAAATAAATTTTTAAAATCTGACGGCTCAGTTATCCAATTAGATTTATCTAAACTTAAACCAAAAGGTAATTCTTAAATGAGTACATTAATAGTAGACGCAGACATAGTTGCATATAAATTATCAACTATTTCAGAAAAACCAATACGTTGGGAAAATGATTTGTGGACTTTACATTCAGATGAAACAGAGTGTGAAGCTATGATAAAAGATTATTTTCAAAATTTACAAGATCAAACTAAATGTAGTAAAATTATTACTGCTTTTTCTGACGAAAATAATTTTAGAAATTCTATATTAGAAGATTATAAACTTCATAGAAAAAATACTAGAAAACCTATAACTTTAAAATTTTGTAAAGATTATATTTTTAAAAATTATAATGGTTACAAGAAACCTGATTTAGAAGCTGATGATGTAATTGGTATATTAGCAACTAGTAATATTGTAAAAGGTATTAAAATTATTTGTTCGGAAGATAAAGATTTAAACCAAGTAGAAGGTTTACATTTTAATCCAGTTAATAAAGAATTTTATAAAATTAGTCCTGAACAAGGTAATTATAATTTTTATTTCCAAGTTTTAACTGGGGATCAATCGGATAATTACAAAGGTTGCCCTAGTGTAGGTGCAGTTAAAGCTACTAAAATTTTAGACAATTCTAAAAATTATTGGAAATCTGTAGTTGAAACATACAAAGAAAATAATTTAACAGAACAAGATGCTTTAGTACAAGCTAGAGTAGCTAGAATATTAAAAAATAAAGACTACGATTTTAAATTAAGAAAAATAATATTGTGGTCTCCACCTCATAAAAAAAACTTAAAAATAAAACCTACAAATATTTCAGTAAAAGTTTAGATATGATTAAAGACGATTTACACTCTACGTTAAAAGGTTGTTTAGCTGAATTAGCTGTAGCATACAAATTTTTAAAAAGAGGATATTATGTGTCAAGACCTTTAGATCCTTCTTGTCCATTCGATTTAGTTATTACAAATAAAAAAGGTAAAAACTATTTATTAGATGTTAAGTCTATTTCTTATAGAAAAAAAGATAAAAGCGTGATAACAAGGTGTTTGACAATTTTACAAAAACAACTTAAAGTTCGATTTTATTTTACTAATATTAGAGGACTTAGTGAAAGACAATTAAAAAATAGACAAAATGACAAATAAGATATTTTTTCACCAAATTGGTGGTTCACATTATAAAAAATATAAAATACAACCGTCAAAATTTATTAATGATAATAAGATTTTATTTGCAGAAGGTTGTGCAATAAAGTATATATGTAGACATCAAGATAAAGATAAGAAACAAGATATATTAAAAGCAATACATTTTTTGCAAATGATAATAGAAAGAGATTATGACAGTAAACAATAAATTAAAATTAAAAGCTAAAGATTATTTAAAGTTATCCGAAACTACAAAAGAACCAAAATTGTCTTCTCATTATTATTCTATGTATATAGAAACTTTACTTAAAGGAGATTTAACTGCTGATGCTGACGAAAAAACTATTGGTGAGTTAAACAAGAAAATTTGACTGATTTACATAAATGGAGAAAGAAAAGTTATTTAACTGTAAAAGTTAGAATTGATGATACTTTTTTTGCTAAAACCCCCGACCTAAACGGTTATAAAGAATATCCATTTTCATTAGACGCTAAAATAAAAATAATGGATATAAGATCAGATAGACACACTATAGAAATGGACACCGATCAAAATAAACCCCCCGTAACAACATAAAAATGTAGTATTAGTTGCCCTCTTGGAACAATATATGTTTGTAAGCAAAGAATTAATACAACACTTAGACAAGTTATTTCCCAATAAAGTACCAGATATTAGCGAAAATGACAGACAAATTTGGTTTAAAGTAGGTCAAGCTAGTGTAGTTACGTACTTGAAACAACTAGAACAAGAACAAAATAACAATATATTAGATATAACATTAATACAAAAAGATAAATAATTATGTGTTTTTCAATGAAACCCCCAAGTCCTCCTACCCCACCCCCAGTACCTGCTGCACCAGCTAGTGAAGTAAATGCTGGTCAAGCTATGTTGCGGGAAAAAGCACCAAAAGCACCTCAAACAGCGTACTCAACTCCTTTAAGTACAGTTAGAAAAAGAGGTAAAGCTGCTTTAAAAATAGACTTAGATCAATCGAATTTGTCTGGTGGTGGATCTGGCGTAAATATACCTTAATAATAATTTATGGAACAAACTCTAACGGCACGTTCTCGTTACACTAAATTAGAAAGTATACGTCAACCTTACCTAGACAGAGCAAGAGATAGTGCAGAATTTACAATACCATCTTTAATGACTAGAGATGGGTATTCTAATTCTACAAAATTATACACCCCATATCAAGGTATAGGTGCTAGAGGTTTAAACAATTTAGCTAGTAAATTATTATTAGCTTTGTTACCGCCAAATCAACCTTTTTTTAGATTATCACTAGACGAATTTACATTACAAAAAATCACCAGACAAAAAGGTATGCAAGGTGAATTTGAAAAAGCTATGGGTTCTATTGAACGTGTAGTAATGAATGAAATAGAAGTTAATAATTTTAGAACTTCTGTGTTTGAAGCTTTAAGACAATTAATAGTTTCTGGTAATGTCTTATTATACATTACTCCAGAGTTAACTACTAAAGTTTATAAGCTTGATGAATATGTAATTAAAAGAGATTCTGTAGGTAATGTTATAGAAATAATAACAAAAGATGTTTCTAGTCTTTCGGCTATATCAGATGAAATAAAACAATTATATTTTGACGGAAACGAAAAAGAAGATCATTTAGATAAACAAGTTTCTATCTTCACGCGAGTGATACGATCAGAAAATAAAAGGTGGTTAGTTCAACAAGAGGTAAAAGATAAAATTATACCTAGCTCCATTGGAAGTTATCCATTAGACAAATCACCTTTTATACCCCTTAGATATACACTAACAAATGAAGATTACGGTAGAGGTTTTGTAGAAGAATATATTGGAGATTTACGATCGCTTGAAGCTTTATATAGAGCAGTCGTTGAAGGTAGTGCTGCTGCCGCTAAAGTTTTATTTTTAGTACGACCTAATGGTACAACAAGAATTAAAACTTTATCTGAAAGTCCTAATGGTGCTATAAGAGAAGGTGATGCAAATGATGTAACAACTTTGCAAATGAATAAATCTGCCGATTTTACAATTACATTCCAAACAATTAAAACTATTGAGGATAGATTAACATATTCTTTTATGTTAATGAATAGTGTACAAAGACAAGCAGATAGAGTTACAGCTACGGAAATAAGATTGTTAGCTGACGCATTGAATGATAGTGTATCTGGTTTGTATTCTTTATTATCACAAGAATTACAATTACCTTTAATTTCTCGTTTAATGTATCAAATGGAAAAAAGTAAAAGATTACCAACTTTACCTAAAGATAGTATTAAAGTAAAAATAGTAACTGGTCTAGAAGCATTAGGTCGTTCTTCTGATTTACAAAGATTAAATGCTTTTATTCAACAATTAACACCGTTTGCACAACAATTATTTAAGTTTGTTAATTTTGATGAATATGTTAAAAGAGTAGGTACTTCATTGGGTATTGATATGGAAGGATTAATTAAATCTCCAGAACAAATACAAATGGAAGAACAAGCTGCACAACAAGATGCTTTAGTGCAACAAGCTACACCAGAGGTAGTTAGAGAAGGTGCTGGTATAGTTAGAGATAGTTTTAAAGCTAGGGAGCAACAACAACAACTAGAACAACAACAACAACAACAAGGACAATAATATATGGGCGAAACCACAACAGTAAATATTACACCAACACCTAGCGTAGAAACACAAGAGTATAGAGATAGTGTAATTCAAAAAATTGAAAAAGCTAATACTCCTCCTGTAGCTCCTTTACAACAACCAGTAGAAGAAATTAAAGAAGAAAAAATACTTGGTAAATTTAATTCACAACAAGATTTAATTAAATCTTATCAAGAATTAGAAAAAAAACTTTCTACACCTAAAGTAGAAAAACCAAATCCTCTACAAGCTAAGTTGGAATCACAGTCTCCAATCAGTTCTGCTTTTCAAACTGCTGAACAAGAATTTAATGAAACTGGTCAACTAAGTGATAATACTTTAAATTCACTAGAAAAATCTGGTCTTCCTAAACAATATGTAGAAAATTATATGAAAGGTTTAGAAGCACTTGCAGATCAATTTCAAGAAAAAGCTTATTCAATTACAAAAGGTGAAGCACAATATAAATCAATGACTGATTGGGTTTCTAACAATTTGTCAGAAGAAGAAGTTGATGCTTTTAATAGAGGAGTAGCAAGTGATGATAATACTGCTTTATTTACAATAAAAGGAATGTATGCTAGATATAATACAGAAAGTAAAGAACCTCAATTAAATTTAGGTCAATCATCATCTTCTTCTAATTCAACTGGGGAAAGATACGAAAGTGTTGCCCAACTAAAAGAAGATATGAAAAATCCTTTATATCAAAAAGATCCAGCTTTTAGACAAAAAGTTGAATTAAAATTATCAAGATCAAATATTTTATAGAAATTCTTTTGGGTTAATTAGTTAGACCCAAATGATGTAACGCTTAGATAAAGTCTTAACCGTCCCGAGGGACGATAATTTTGTTACCGAAATAAGCTGTTTGTAAACTAACTAAGCAACTTAACCTAAGGAAAATAAAATGTCAAATTTTAATCCTTCGTTTATAGGTCAGGCTGCTGGTGCTGGTTCTCAGGACGCCCTATTTCTCAAATTGTTTGCGGGTGAAACTCTGACTGCCTTCGAAACAGCAAATACTGCCCTAGATAGAACTATGGTTCGTACTATAGCTAATGGTAAAAGTGCAACGTTTCCGACATTCGGAAAAGCGACTGCTGCTTACCATACAGCAGGTACTGAACTAACTGGTTCGTCAATAGTAGGTAATGAAAGAATTATATCAATTCAAGATCTACTAGTATCTCACGTGTTTATTGCTTCTATTGAAGAAGCGAAATCATCTTGGGAAGTTAGAAGCATTTACTCAAAAGAAATGGGTATTGCTCTAGCTAATCAAATGGATAAACACATTTACCAAATGTTAGTCAAGAACTCAAGAGAAGCTGCTTTATCACCACAAAGTGCTGGACAGCAAATTACTGATGCTGACTTCAATACAAACGGTGCTTCTGCTGCTGCTGCAATTTATGAAGCTGCAAGAAAACTAGATGAAGCAAACGTTCCTTCTGAAGATAGATATGCTGCGGTATCGCCACAAGCGTACTACAATATGGTATCTGACACTACTGCCGCTGTAATTAACAGAGACTTTGGTGGTTCTGGAAGTTATGCAGATGGTAAAGTTTTAAAGATTGCTGGTATTGAAATTGTTAAAACAAATCAATTACCTTCAACTAACATTACTACTGGCGTAGGTGTTGGTTCTATTGTTGGTTCTGGTGGTGGTTTAGGAGGAAACTTCTCTACTACTGTTGGCTGCGTATGGCACAAAAGTGCTGTAGGTACAGTCAAATTACTAGACCTATCAACAGAGCTTGAATACTCTGCAAGACATCAAGGTACACTACTTGTTGCTAAATATGCAGCAGGACACGGTGTTCTAAGACCAGAAGCGTCTTTAGAAATTAAAACTTCTTAATAACCTTGTAATGTACATTAAGATTGGGGGAGTGAAAGCTCCCCCTCTTAATTTAAAAATTAAATTTATTTATTTATGCCTTTAACAGCAACATCAAAACTAGAAGCAGTTAATACTATGCTGACTAGTATCGGAGAAATCCCAGTATCTAGTATAACGTCCTCTACTACTAATGATGTGTCAATCGCAATACAAATTTTAGATAACGTTTCTAGAGAAGTACAATCTCGTGGTTGGTTTTTTAATACAGATATTAATTATTCTCTAACACCTAATAATAGTAATGAAATTCCTTTACCAGCTAATACTCTTAGAGTTGAATTAGCTGAAGATTCTAGAGTATATAATTACGTAGAACGTAATAGAAAATTATACGATAGATTAAACAATACTTACACTATAACAAAAACAGTAAAAGTTAACATTGTATTCTTTTTAGATTTTGAAGAATTACCAGAAGTAGCAAGACATTATATAATGATTAGAGCTTCTAGAATTTTTCAAGATAGAATGTTAGTATCTGCTGAATTACACAAATTTCACGAATTTGATGAATTACAATCTTATATGAATTTAAAAGAATCAGAAGGAGATATTGGTCGTCACAATATTCTTACTGGTAATTATGACGTTTATAGAGTAGTAGATAGAGAAAATTATCAACCAAATAAATCTTCGATTATTAATGGCTAATGGGTTCAAAATTAATTTCTACAAGTATTCCAAATTTATTAAATGGGGTATCTCAACAACCAGATACAATAAGATTACCTAATCAAGCTGAAATACAAGAAAACGGTTTATCAGATGTTGTGTATGGTCTAGGTAAACGCCCACCAACATCTCATATAGCAAAATTAAATTCAGATACTTTTGAAGACAGTAAAATTCATTTTATAAATAGAGATTCTGTAGAAAGATATACAGTATTAGTTAACAATGGTTCTATAAAAGTTTATGATTTAACTGGAGTACAAAAAACAGTTGTTGCACCTTCGTTAACTTATTTAACAACTACTAATCCACAACAAGACATAAATTTAGTAACTGTTGCAGATTTTACGTTTATAGTTAATAAATCTATTACTGTAGCTAAATCAGGAACTACTACAGCCGCTAGACCAGATGAAGCACTTTTTTTTGTAAAAAATGGACAGTATTCAACAACTTATAAAATTGATATTAACGGTACTAACGTAGCTAGTTTTACAACGTTAGATAATAGTGCAGCAGCTAACGCTAGTAGTATTACTACTGATAATATAGCAACAGAACTATTTAATGATTTAAATGCTACTCTTGTAGGTTACACTATAGTTAGAGATGGTTCTATTATATATTTATCAAAAACAGTAGGAACTTTTACAGCATCAGTCTCCGATGGTCTTGGTGGTGATGGATTAATTTTAGTAAAAAATAAAATAAAATCTTTTAGTGATTTACCATATAAAGGTTATCCTGATTTTGAAGTAGAAATAGTTGGAGACCAAGGAACACAATTTGATAATTACTACGTAAAATGGGACGGTACTGCTTTTGTTGAAACTGTTAAATCTGGTATAGACAATAATTTTAATACAGCAACGTTACCACATTTATTAATACGGACATCTGACGGTAATTTTAGATTTACAAAAGCTGACGGTTCTAGTTATACAATAGGTGCAACTTCTTTTACAACACCAATTTATAATGGAAGAACTTGTGGTGATACAGTAACAGCAAGTGATCCTACATTTGTTGGTAAAAAAATACAAGATATATTTTTCTATAGAAATAGATTAGGTTTTTTAGCTTCTGAAAATGTAATATTTTCTAAAGTAAGTGAATTTTTTACTTTTTATCCAGAAACAGTAACTACAACTTTAGATGATGATGTAGTAGATGTAGCTGTTAGTCATAATAAAGTTTCAAATTTAAAATATGCTGTAAGCTTAAATGAAGAATTACTATTGTTTGCAGATCAAACACAATTTTTATTAAAACCAGAAGAAACTTTAACAGCTAAAACAGTAGCTATTAATCAAGCTACTGAATATGAAATTGATCCTATTTGTAAACCTGTACCAGTAGGTAAAAATATTTATTTTGCATTTCAAAGAGGAAATTTTGCTGGTGTTAGTGAATATTTTATTTCATCAGATTTATTGACTAAAGAAGCCATAGATATTTCTATAAATGTACCTAGGTATTTAAATGGTAGAATTACATCATTAAGAGGTTCTACAACAGAAAATACTTTGTTTGCTTTTTGTAATACTGAAAAAAATTCTTTAGGAGTTTATAAATTTTATTTTGATTCTAATAGTAGAGCATTACAAAAATCTTGGTCTAAATATATATTTCCAAGTGATACAGTATTATTAGACGGAGAAACTATTGAAACATTTTTCTTTATTGTTATAAAACGTGCTGACGGTACTTATTTAGAAAAAATAAATTTAAAATCAAGTGAAGTAGATACTAATTTAGCTTTTCCTGTTTTATTAGATAGAAAAGTATTAATAACGGGTACATATAATGCTGGTACAAATCAAACTACATTTACATTACCATATCCAGATACAAACGTTAAAAATGTTGTTTTAAGTGGTAGTTGGTCTGCTAGTTTAAAAGGTAGATTAATAGATTTAGTATCTTCAACTTCAACAACAGCTGTTGTAACTGGTGATTACTCTGCTCACCCAGCTTTTGTCGGTCTTAAATATGTATTTAAGTATAGATTTTCTACTTTTTTTGTTAGAGAACAAAAAGGATCAGGAACTTCATCAACTATAAATAGTGGTAGATTACAACTTAAAAAATTAAAATTAGTATATGGTGATACGGGTTATTTTACAGTAACTTTATTTCCTAGAGCTAGAACATCTAGTATACATAAATTTACAGGACAAATACTTGGATCAAGTAATTTTATTTTGGGTCAACCTACATTAGAAAGTGGAACTTTTCAACTTCCAGTACAATGTCGTAACTTAGATATAGAAATGGAAATAACTAGCGACAGTTATTTACCAGCTAATTTCTTATCTGCTGAGTGGGAAGGATTATTTTCAATTTTATCTTCACGTATAGCTTAACAATGAATATTGAAGAAAGAAATACTAACCTATTTGATATTGTTGATTTAACTGCTAATCTAAGAAAAGAAGATAGATTAGAAGTACAAACTGTAACTGGAAACAAAAATATTTATAATAAATTAAAAGATAGTATTTTAAATTCTACTTATGCTAAAACTTTTTTAGTAAATGATAAAGTAGCTGGTATTTATGGCGTAAGTAAATCACCATACAATAATTACGTTGGTTGTCCATATTTACTATGTACTAATGAATTATATAAGATTAAAAAAACTTTTATTAAAAATTGTATAAATAGAGTTGAAGAAATGCAATTCAAGTTTCCTGTATTATTTAATTATATAGATAGTAGAAATAAATTACATATTAATTGGATTAAATATTGTGGGTTTAAAATTATACACGACAAATATTTTAACAACGTTAAATTTTATGGTTTTATGAAAAAAAGAGAGGACTTTTAAATTATGTGTAATCCTGTTGCTTATACTGTTTTTAGTGTTGGTAAAGCTGTTGTAGATTATAAAGCTGCTTCGTCTAGTGCAAAAACAATTAATGCAAATGCTCAAGCTAATGCTGCAAATATTAGACAAGAAGCTATTTTTAGTGACAATGTATTAATTAGAAAAAAAGAACGTGAAACTGAAAAATTATCTGAACAAAAATATTTAACTAATCTTAAAGCTAAAAAAGTATCTGCACAAGCTAAAGTAAACATTGGAGAAAAAGGTATTGGTGGTAATGTTGTAGATACATTACTTGGAGATATAGATAGACAAAGAGGTTTTGCTTTCTCCACAATAGATAATAACTACGAAGAAATAGTTAGAGGTATAGATGATAATAGACAAGCTACAAATAGGGCATATGTAAATCAAATTTTATCCTTACCTAGAGCTGTCAAACCATCATTTTTACCTTATGCTTTAAAAGCTGGTGCTGATATAGCATTTACATTTTCAAGTGTAAAACCACCAGCAACTCCAAAACCCCCAGCAACAGTTGGTAGAACAAGTGGTATAGTTGGCGGAATTAATTTAGATTCTTTATATAGTGGTCTTACATAGTAATTAAATATGAGTAAAAGAATAAATACAGATTTAGGAGTTAATGTTAGCTTAGTTGACACACCTGATGTAAAAACAGTTAGAGTTGGAGACGTTGGTAATATTGTAGGTAAAAGTAGTTTAGAAGTATTATCTGATGCACTAGGTCAATTTAATCCTAAAATACAAGAACTAACAAAAGAAAGTTTAAAAACACAAGCTGCTGAAAATAGCATACTAGGTGCTAATAAAGTTAACAATATGACTTTAGAAGAAGCTAGAAAAGCACACCAAGAAGGTTTCCCAGATATTTATAATGGCTGGGCTAGAGCTGGTGCTTATAAACAATATTCTATAAACGCTACAGATGAATTTTCTTATGGATTTAAAAAACGTTATTTAGAAAACAGAAATTCACCTTCGTATAATTGGCAAACTGATTATTCGCAAATGTCTGCTGATTATATGAAAGACAAACAATCTGATCCTTTTTTTCAAGAAGCATTTAATAAAAGTAATGCTAATTTACAAAAGTGGATTCAAGAAAAAGAATTTGAATTTCAATCTCAAGAATTAATAGGTAGAGCAGCTAGTAATGTAGGTTATCAATTACGTAATATAATGGATAAAGTAATTGATGAATTAGATGCAAATTATAGATCCACTATACCTATTGAAAAGTCTGGTAAGGACTATGCTGTAAACAAACAAAAATACATACAGGAAAATTTAGAATTAAAATTCGATCAAGAATTTGATAAAATTAGAAACGAATTAAACCCAGCTTTATCTAAAGTTGATTTTGATGAAATATTGTTAACACAAACAGAAGCTCATATAGCTCAAGGTGGTAATTATGCTCCTTTTTTTATTAAAAAAATTACAGAGCCAAGACCAGACGGAACTCCACCAATTATTGATAATCCTAAATTTACAAAAAGAGCTACTGCTATATTAGAAAAAGCTACTGAAGCGGTAAAAGTACAGCAATTTGCTCAACTTTTACAAAAAAAAGATACATCAGCAATAGATGATGAAAGTTATAAAAAATATGCTTCTAATTTATTTGATAACCTAGTACAACAATACAGAAATAATGGTTTAGATCAAGCACAAGCTATCCAACAAGCAACTAATGTTTTATTACCTAGTTTAGATGGTAATAGACCTATACCACAAATTAAACAAATATTAAATAGACCTATAGGCACTATAGTAACAAATGATAATAGAGCTGCATTTAATTTAGCTTTAATGCTAGATCAAGTAAACGCTTTACCATTTTATTTTTCTGGGGAAGAAAATAGTAGAGACCATTTTAAATGGAAAATGGCTACAATGCTTTATAGAAACGGTGAAAATATAAATTCTGTATTACTTAAAATGGGTAGATTTGAACAAGCTAATAGAATTGCTGTATTAGATGAAAAAGAAAAAAACGCTTTAGGAACTCAATTTGCAAATTTACAGTCTATATATAATCAAGAATTAGTATTTGATATTGCAAAATATTTTAAAAGTATTAACCCGAATGCTAAAGACGATTTATCTAGTCTAACTAAAAAGTATATAGATACATATTATTTTAAAGATAAAGGTGGTAAATATATTTCTAAAAGTAAATTACAAGCAATAGGAATACAAGAAAATCAATACGAAGATTTTAAAACAGAAGCTTTTAATTTAGTAAAGAAAAATTTAAATGTAGTAGATCCTATAGAAGGTGAAACAGGTAAACAAAAATTTGATAGAATAAAATCTTTAAATGAAACAAGTAGACAAAAATTTAATAGAGAACTTGCAGAAGCTAAAATTAGAAGGGGAGAAATTCCAGATACAAGTTTTGTTTTAGATAAATATGATTTTATTATTAATCCAGATAATAAAACTGCTTATTTTGTAAAAAATGATGGTACTGGTTATTTTCAACCAGTTACAATTATTAATGAAAAAAAAGAAGAAAAATTACTAATATTTAATTTTGATGAGTTGAAAAAGAATTATCTGGCTACAGAAGCTAAAGCTAAAGCGATAGAACTTAAAGAAACTATAAGAAAAGATGAAGCTCTACAAGAATTTAATCGTGTTTATGGTAATTTTAGTTTAACTCCTTAACAAAAATAATTTTTATGGCTAATGTAAATTGGAATTTTATAACAGAAAAAGAAGGTGATTCTCAAAGTGTTGGGTATGTACCAGAAAATAGTGATAAGTCTGGTGTTACAATAGCTTCTGGTTTTGATTTAGGTCAACAAACTGAAGATACTATAAAGAATTTTGGTTTTAAAGATCCAACTATATTAAATGTAATTAGACCTTATTTAGGTCTTAGAGGTGACCAAGCAAAAGAGGTTGCTCCTAATTTAATTTTAAGTGATGAACAAAAATCTGATATAGATTCTACTGTTAAAAGTTTTTATCAAAATTCTATAGAAAAACAATTTAATTCTAAAAAAAGACTATATAGTTTTGACCAATTAGACCCAGCAGTACAAACTGCTATTACTTCAGTTGGGTATCAATATGGAGATCTAAGAAGAACACCTAGATTTTTTAATGCTGCATTAGATAATAATGTAGAAGGTATTATTGATGAATTAAAAAATTTTGAAGATGATTACCCGACTAGGAGAAACGCAGAAGCTGATTATATTATAAGTAATATATCTGATGAAAATTTAAAAAAAAACTTAAACGTAGCATTTGATCCTTTAAACCCATCAGAAAAATTTGGTGAGTTATATATGGATAGAGTTTTTAAAACTTGGCAATATAAACCACCAACAGAAACTAGTCTTCTAGAAAGTGCTAAAGTTGCATTTAAATTAAATCAAATTGCTTTTGCAATTTATAGATCAATGACTGTTCCAACTTTTGAACCAGACATTAATTTTTCATTAAAAAATAATGAAAAAGAAATAAAAAAAATATTAGAAGAAAATAATATACAACCTGAATATTATAAAGAATTTATAGGATCAGTTTCTCTAGCACATTTTTTATCTAAAGTTGATAGAGTTAAATATGAACAAGAACAAAGAGCATTTCTAGAATCACAAGGTTGGAAAGGACTTGCTGCTGATTTAGGATCTTTTTTTCTAGATCCAGTAGCTTTAATAAGTGGTATAGGTGTTACAAGTAAACTTATAGGAGCTGGAACTTATTTATCTAGGGCTAGTAGAATGGAACGTTTTACTAAAGCTGGTTTAATTGTAGGTGCAGAACAAGGTTTACTAACTTCTGTAGTAGCTGCTGAAAGTCCTACGTTAGATATTAATACTGTGTTAATAGCGTCTGCTTTAGGTGGTACTCTTGGAGGCGGTATTTCTGCTATTAGAAAAACGCAATTATCTAGAGTAGCTAAAGATATTCAAGCTGCTGAATTATCAGAAGAAGGTATTAAACTTACTAAAAAAGGTGAACAAGTTTTTGAAGATGTAAAAATATCTAAAATATCTCAAGATGATATAATTAATACTTCTGATCCTTTAGATCCAAGTGTAATAATTGATAAAGAACTTATATTTCCTAGAATTAGAAATGCTCCTTTATTTAACATTATTCCTATATCCAAATCTAGTGCTTTAGGTGGTAGTAAATCTGACTTAGCAAGAGCATTTGCTTTTAATACTTTAGAAGATAGTATAGGCTATAGGTATAAAGGTGGGTCAATTAGAAATAATATAGTACCTCAACCAGATACAGTTGAAGTTATTAAAGATTTATACTTACACAAATATTTAACTAAAACTGCTGTACAAGTAAGTAAAATTTTAGATGATTATTTAAGAGAACAAGGAATGACTGGTTTAATGGGTTTCTTCCAAAGAAACTTAAACTTTAAAGCTAGACAAAACTTTATGACCTTGGTAGCTAGAGCTATAAGGACTTTTGATCCACAAAATAAAAATTTAGAAGACGCTAAGTTATTAAATAATCCTCATATAGCTAAAGCTGCAAATGTATATGCAGACGCATTTCAAGACTGGGCTAAAACTTTAAAAGAAAAAGGAATTGAAGGTGCAGATTTTAATATTAATAGAGGCTATATTCCTAGAAGATTATCTTTTGAAAAATATTACGAATTATTACATAAAAAGAATATAAAAGAAAGTGATTTACGAGATTTAATAATTGGTGCTATTTTAGATAGACAAAAATATATGTCTGTCACAAAACCACAAGAACTTAAAGCTGCACTAGGAGTAAAAGAAGCTAGAGGTGTTAAGAAAACTACTAATTTACCAGACGATCAAAAATTAGGTGCTGAATGGCAAAAGAAAATTAGAGAAGAAGAATTAAAAAAAATGGCTGGTAACGCTAGTTCTCCTGATTATATCAGTCCAGAAAAAGCGTCTCTTATGGCTGACGCTATTCTTACTTTTATAAAAAATTCTAGGAGAGCTACTGGTTTTGATTTAGAAGCTTTGTTAAGAACTAGAGATCCTCAAAAATTAACTTTATATTTAAAAGAAGCTTTACCTCATTTGTCAGATGCAGACATTTCTAAAATGACTAAAGCATTAGGTAATGAAATTAGCACAATAACCTCAGGTAGATTAGTCGAAAGAATTAAATTAAATGAAAGTTTTTCTATTCAAGTTAGAGACAAGAATGGAAATTTACAAACACTAAGATTAGATGATCTTTACGATAATAATGTAGACGCATTATTTAACGAGTACACACAAGAAATGTCAGGTTGGGCTGCTCTAAGTGATAAATTAGGAATTAAAAGTAGAGACGATTGGTATGCAACTTCAAATAAAATTATTAATGATATAGAACTTAAATATGATCGTACTAACGTATTTCAAAATATTAGAGCTAATGAAGAAATAGACACTTTAACAAGTGTATTTCAAAATTTATTAGGAAGATCGGCAGAAGTTGATCCAAATAATCCTTGGAATAAATTTGCTAGAAATATTAGAAGATATAACTTTGTTAGAGTTTTAAATCAAGTTGGTATTGCTTCTCTACCAGAACTTGGAAATGTAATTTCTGCTGCTGGAATAAAAACATTTATTCAAAACATTCCAGAATTTAAAAATATTGTTAGAGATATGCAACGTGGTAAGCCACTACGAGACACGGTTTTTAAAGAATTAGCTACTATAAATTATGGTAATGGAGATGAAGCTTTACATAGAATATCTCATTCTCTTGAAACTCTAGATCAAAATACAGCTACACATAGTATAGGTAGTAGTTTGAAATCAAGTAATATACTTTCAGCTTTAGAAAAAACAACTACTTGGACTTCTGGTTTAACACCAGTTGATATGTTTTTAAGAAAATTAGCAACTAGAACTTTTGTTGATAAGTTTGCTGATGATATGTTTAAATTAAAAAATAGTAATTTTAATTTTTCATCTATTAATTTAAACAGATATAAAGTTTTAGGATTTACTGAATCTGAATTAAAAAAGTTTGCGAAGGAATTTACAAATGGTACAGTAACAACTGAAGCTACATTTTGGGGAACTAAAGTAAAACAATTTAATTTTGCTAACTGGTCAGACCAAGATTTATTAATAACATTTGCTAATAGATTAAATAGACATACTAAACGAACGGTTCAATATAATTTTATTGGAGATTCACAAAGATTTTTTAGTGATACAACTCTTGGTAAAATGTTTAGTCAGTTTAGACAATTTATTATAACTGCTTGGAGTAAACAATTTTTACATAATGTAGCTTTAGCTGATTTTAGAACATTTAGTATGTTTTCTTATACTAGTTTGTTAGCAACTTTAGCTTATTTAGGTCAAACTCATTTTAACGCATTAGGAATGGGGGATAAAGAAAAAGCAGAATATTTTGAAAAACGTTTTGGTGTAGAAGGAGATTACACTAGGATAGGTTTAGCTGCATTTCAAAGAACTGGTTGGTCGTCTTTAATGCCAATGTACGCTGATATAGTTTCTCTTGCTTTAGAACCAGATTTAAGATTTAATACTCGTAGTAGTGGATTAGAAGTAAATTTAATTACTGGTAATCCGACTTACGATTTATTTGCTACAGGAGGTAGATCTTTACTTTCAATATTAAAAACTGCAAGAGATGATTATAGTTTCTCTAAAACTGATTTAAAAAGAATTACACGTTTATTTGTGTTTCAAAATAGTTTTGGTGTAAGTAATGTTTTAAACTTATTTCTCGATAAAGTTCCTTTACCAGATGAAAGTAAAGAAAAATTATATTAACAATAAAAAATAAAATATGTCATTTGCAATAGTAAATTATACTGGGAATGGTGCTACGACTACGTATGCAATTACATTTCCTTACATTACATCTTCTCACGTAATAGTAAAAGTAGATAACGTACTTAAAACTGCTGGGACTGATTATACATTCCCAACTAGTTCAACAATACAATTTACAACTGCTCCAGCTAACGGACTTGTTATTTCTATATCTAGGTCTTCTAGTCGTTCTACAAGATTAGTAGATTATCAAGATGGGTCAACAGTTACCGAATCAATATTAGATCAAGACAGTAATCAATTATTCTTTGTAGCACAAGAAGCGTTTGATACTAGCGAAAGTTCTTTACCATTAGATACTGATAATAAATATAATGCTGGGAGTAGAGTTATTAAGAACGTAGCAAATCCTAGTGCTAACCAAGACGCAGTAACTAAACATTATTTAGAAAACACTTGGCTATCAACTGCCGACAAAGCAAACTTAACATCAGTTGCAGGTCAAATAACACCTACAAATAATATTTCTACACTTGCAGGAATATCAGCAGACATAACAACACTTGCAGGTACAGCAGGTCTTGCAACACTTGCTAGTAACGCAGGAAGTATTGCAACAGTAGCAGGTCAGATTACACCTACAAATAATATTTCTACAGTTGCAGGTGCAGTCGGTAATATTGGAACAGTCGCAACGAATATTGCAAACGTAAATTCTGTAGGTGGTTCTATTGCTAATGTTAATACTCTTGCACCAATAAGTGCCAACATAACCACAGTCGCAGGTATATCAGGCAACGTAACTACAGTTGCAGGTATATCGGCTAATGTAAGTACAGTAGCAGGAATTAGTGCAGACGTTACAACTGTTGCATCTAACGCAGGTAATATTTCTACAGTTGCTAGTGATATTGCAAAAGTAATTACAACTGCAAATGATTTAAACGAAGCTATTTCTGAAATAGATACAGTAGCTAATGCTATAGCTAATGTTGATTTAGTTGGAAATAATATTGCTAATGTAAACCTAGTAGGTGGTTCAATAGCCAATGTAAATACAGTTGGAAGTAATATTGGAACAGTAAATAATTTTGCAGATAGATATAGAGTAAGTGCTTCTGCTCCTGTTACAAGTTTAGATATAGGAGATTTATACTTCGATACTTCTGCAAACACTATGAAGGTTTATTCTTCAAGTGGTTGGATTAATGCAGGTTCTTCAGTTAATGGTACAGCAGATAGGTTTAAATATACTGCAACAGCATCACAAACTACATTTTCAGGAGCAGACGATAACGCAAGTATATTAGCTTATGATGCAGGATTTTTAGATGTCTATTTGAATGGTATCAAATTAGTAAATGGTTCAGACTTTACAGCATCTAATGGTACTTCAATCGTACTTACAACAGGAGCTACATTAAACGATATTTTAGAAGTTATCGCTTATGGTACTTTTCAATTAGCTAACTTCAGTATTACTGATGCAAATGATGTTCCAG